CTATGAAGTATTGAAGTACTTGCAAACTACAGCTTTATGTTTTAACAAAGAGAATAAACCTATTTCTTGGCATACACCATCAGGGTTTTTTGTTCAACAGAACTACTACAAGAATGATGTTAAAAGAGTTAAGACTAAACTAAGTAACTCAAGTGTCAGGCTTAGTCTTGCTGAACCAGATACTACTAAGGTGGATAAACGTAGACAGGCACAGGGTTTTCCTAGTAATTATATACATAGTCTTGACGCTGCACATTGTCACATGAGTTTGGTTGAAGCTAGTAAGCATGGACTAAAAAACTTTTGTGTTATCCACGACTGTTATGGAAGCCCTGCAAGTGAGCTTCAAAGGTTTATTGAATGTGTAAAGCAAAGTTTCTTTAACATTTATAGTGACAACAATTTGGATAATCTATACCATCAAACAACACAACAACTAAGTGATACAAGTAAGTTACCAGCAGCACTAGATATGGGAGACTATGATATTACAGATGTGTTGACAGCACCATATATATTTACATAGCAAGAGATCAAGGTATAGTTAGGGAACGTCTTTTATAGACGCATTAAAACGGAAACCAAACCAAGGTATCAAACATGGAAGATCTCAAGCCAGAGACTATTAAGATAGTCACACCTAACCCTACTAACTTTAGGTATTCATATCTTGTAACCCCTGACGAGTACAAGGGTGTCAAGAAATATAAAGCAGAATGTCTTATCAAGAAAGGCATTATGATGAAAGATGAAATGGGTAGAGAAGTTGATGCAGTAGAACATATCTACTCACAGCTAGAAGAACTACTAGAAAGATGGAAAGTTTCATTGAAAGAATACTATCCAGATAGAAAGTTTACCCTTACTAAGAATAAGTTTGGAGAACCATCTCTACCTTATTACTTAGAAGATGAATATTTAGTCATTAAGACAAGTAAGAAGGCAGGTGGAGTAAAACAAAATGGTGATGTATGGACTAATCCACCTGTTACTTTCTGGGCTAACGAAGACCCACTACGTCTAATGACAGACGAAGAAAAGAAAGAGTACGAAAAGATTAGTCCTATGACAGAAGGGCAGATGTCTATGAAGTGTAGTGGCTATGACGCAGGTGCTAATGGTGTCGGTATCAGATGCCAACCTTTACAAGTCATAGTGAGAAAACACGTTGAGTGGACAGGCAGCCCAGACTTTGAAGCAGCACCACCGAGTAGTTATGAAGAAAAAAGTACTGCGTCAACAGCAGCCGACTTCTAAATACAAGAGTAAATTTGAAAGTCAATTTGCTGACAACTTAACCAAAAAGAAAATTATCTTTACCTATGAAACTCTCAGCATTGACTATGAAATCACTTGCACCTATCGCCCTGACTTTATCCTCAACAATTTTATTGTTGAAACGAAGGGCTACTTCTCGAAAGAAGATAGACGCAAACATCTTGCGATTAAGGAGAAACGACCCGACTTAGATATAAGGTTCTGTTTTCAAAATAGCAGAACCAAACTATCCAAAGCCAAGAACTCTATCTCTTATGCCAAGTGGTGTGAGAGACATGGGTTTCAATACTGCGACAAATTTATTCCCTCTGAATGGTACACATGAAAGAAACAGATCACGTTGGTGAACTTTGGTTCAACACAAAAACAGAAAGACTTCACCAAAGAACTCGTATAGGTTTTGCAAAAACTTTATGGAGAGACATAACACATTTAATAAAAAGGTCTGATGAAAAGTCAGTACAAGAATAAGATAGTTTGCCCTGAGTGCGGTAAAAAAAACTGTGCAGTCTTTGATGATGGACACCACCATTGCTTCACTATGGACTGTGGCTACACCTACTACCCAAACAAAAAAGAAAAGCAAGTGACCAGTAAGATCATTCCTATATACAAACCAAACCCACAGTTACTTAAGGTAACACCGATAGCTTTACCTAAACGTGGAATCACTAAGGAGACTTCAGAACTATTTGGTTATGGTATGTCTGAGTACAGAAGACAGCCAGTACAGGTAGCTACATATAAAGATCAGAAAGGTAATGATGTTGCACAGCACATACGCTTTCAAGATAAAAAGTTTATATGGATAGGAGATATGTCAAAGGTACAGCTATGGGGTCAGCATTTATGGAGACAGCATGGAGGTAATGGTTCTGTCTTCTTAACTGTATGTGAAGGTGAAATAGATTGCATGAGTGCTAGTCAGATACAGGGTAATAAGTTTCCTTGTGTGTCTATACCATCAGGAGTGCAGTCAGCAGCCAAGTATCTAGCAGCAAACTACAAATGGCTTGATAGTTTTTGTCGTATCGTTATCTGCTTTGACAATGATGAGGCAGGAAAAAAAGCAGCAGAGAAATGTATGGAGGTTTTGCCAAGAGGTAAGGCAGCTATAGCTAGACTAGATCGTAATGATATAAACGATCATCTTGTATCAGGAGAAAGTGAGTTAGTCAAAGATAGACTATGGAAAGCTAGACCAGTAAGACCTGACTCTCTTATAAATGCAGCAGACGCTTGGGATTTGTTTACCAAAGAAACAAGTAAACCTGTATCAGACTTTCCATACCCAAAGCTAAACGAATACACGAGAGGTTTGTTTCCTAGTCAGATCTTTACAGTAGCTAGTGCTAGTGGTGCTGGTAAGTCCACAATATGCAGAGAACTATGCCACCACTTCTTAAAAAGAAAACTTAAAGTTGGATACATTGGGTTAGAAGAATCAGTACAAAGAACTCTTCAAGGTCTTGTAGGTATTGACTTGAACATTCCTTTGCACTTAAATGAAGATGGCATAACTAAAGATGATCTGCGGATTGCGTTTGATAACCTCACATCAACACGCAATCTTTTTTTATACAATCACTTTGGTAGTCTTGAGCCTGATGTATTACTAGAACAGATAAGATATTTAGCTACTGTTGATGGAGTAAAGGTAGTCATACTAGATCACATAAGCATAGTCTTGTCTGGTCTTGAACTAGATAATGAACGCAAAGCAATAGATATAATAATGACCAAGCTTAGAAGTTTGAGTGAAGCAACTGGTATAGCTATTGTATTGGTCAGCCATTTACGCAGACCACAAGGACAATCACATGAGTCGGGCAGAGAGGTTGATACTTCAGACTTGAGAGGTAGCCACTCTCTACTTCAACTAAGTGACGTTGTACTTTCAGCCTCTAGAAATCAGACAGGAGATGAAAGCGAAAGGCAAAGACTACAGCTAAAGGTACTAAAGTCTAGACATACTGGTATGACAGGAGAAGTAGATAAATTATTGTACGACCAGAAGACAGGTCGGCTCGTTGTCTATGAGGATTTTATTTAGCTATGACTTTACTTATTGATGCTGATTGGTTGGTGTATTCTTCTTGTTGTGCTTGCGAAGAAGATACACGTTGGAATGAATGGCAACACCAACTTACAAGTGATGCAAGAAATTGTCTAAACATGATAGACAATAGACTAGATGTATATAGAACTATTGCTAGTGGTAAGCATGACATAGTTATGTGCTTTACTTCTTACCCTACATTTAGACATGAGATATTTCCTGAGTACAAGATCAATAGAATAGGTAGAAGAAAACCACTAGCATTTAGAAATGTTATAGAAAAAGTAAAAGAAAAATATGAAAGTATATCTTATGAAAACTTAGAAGGTGATGACGTACTTGGTTTGCTTGCTACCAATGGCAGATACAAAGACCCTATAATAGTTTCAGTTGATAAAGATATGAGAACACTACCATGCAAACTTATAGCTGATGATTCGATAGAACATATAACAAACAAGAAAGCAGACAGGCATTGGTTTGAGATGTCGTTAGCTGGTGATGCTGGTGATGGGATACTAGGTATCAAAGGTATGGGTATGGTTACTGCTTCAAAGACTTTAGCCAATACACCTGATACTAAAGAAGCACTATGGTCTAAGGTACAGGAGACATATACTAAGAAAGGTTACACGATTGCTGATGCTATCTTGAACGCAAGACTAACAAGAATACTGCGAGAGGGAGATTATGATTACAATACAGGTGAAGTAAAACTTTGGAACCCATAAAGAAAACCCCAAGAGGAACCACACCCTTGAGGTTTTCTTAGCGTTGCAACAAGGTAACCACTCCTTGCTATCTATAGACTAACATATAATATAGAGATAGCTCTTTAATTTTTGTGTCTTTACCAGTAATTACTGACGAACTTATACAAGCCTTAGATGCTGTGTTTCCTAACAGACACCCAGACCTATCGCTTTCAGATCGAGAAGTGTGGTATCGTGCAGGGCAGAGGTCTGTTGTTGACTATCTAATCGAACAGCAACTTAGACAAAAAGAAACTATGTTAACTAATAGAGTATTGGAGAACTAGCTATGTGTTTTGGTGGTGGTAGTCCTCAACAACCTAGAGTTGCAAAATATGAAAGTAAGAATGACCCTGTTGTAATTACAGGCGAACAAGAAGGTTTAGAAAAGAAAAAGAAAAAAACTGAAACAGCAGACTCACTTAAGATTGCAAAACAAAAAGAGACTAAAAACTTTTCTAATCCAACTATTGCTACAGCACAAAAGCTAACGCAAACTAAAAAGAAGACTTTAATTTAGTTCATGCTAGTATAAGAAAAAAATAATATACACCTGCCATGTGTTTTGGATCACGACCATCACCCCCACCTGCACCTGCACCCGAACCAGTTGATTCTCCTATAGAAGAAACTGCTGATGCAGTAGTTGTTGGTAAACAAAAAAAGAAACAAGCTGCTGATACAAAAGTTGCTATAGGTAGAAAAATGGGAACTAAATCTTTACAGATACCATTGCTTGATAACCAAAAAGGTGGAGATTTAAACTACCCAACTTAATATGGAATACTCAGCACAAGGCACAACCGCAGCAGGTAGGTATGAAGCACTTGTTAGTAGTAGGTCTGTCTACGATAGAGAAGCAAAAGAATCTTCAAAGCTAACGATACCTAGCTTAATACCAGAACAAACAACTGGTACAAGGGCAAGAATTAAAACACCTTTCCAAGCTACTGGTAGTCGTGGAGTTAATTCTTTATCAAATAAATTATTAATGACTTTGCTTCCTCCAAGCACAGCATTTTTTAAATTAGAAATAGATGCTCTTGAAATAAGAAAACAAGGGCAAGAACAGATGCAGAGTGAAATAGATAAAGGACTACGCACAATAGAAAATGCTTTGATGAATCAGATAGAAATATCTAACGATAGGGTTGCTATGTTTGAAGCTATCAAACATCTAGTCGTATCAGGTAATGTCTTGTTATATCTAACAGATGCAGGTCTTAAAGTATTTCCATTATCTAAGTTTGTTTGTAAGCGTGACGAAGTAGGTAATGTATTAGAAATACTAACTAAAGAAACAATACACCCACAAGCTTTACCTGCTGCCTTTTTAGAACAGATTAAAAAGAAAGAGAACTATGACGCTAAGACAATGACAGATGACCTTGATATATATACACATATAAAAAGGATTAATGATGATGTCTTTTGGTTTCAAGAATGTAAAGGAGAGAAGATACCAAACACAGATGGCAGATCAAGAGTAGATGTAACACCTTGGCTACCTCTTAGATTTATTAGGGTTGATGGTGAAGATTATGGTAGAGGTTATGTTGAAGAGTATCGTGGTGACTTGATTAGTCTTGAGTCTCTGATGCAAGCAATAATCGAAGGTGCTGCTGCTAGTGCGAAGACGCTTTTTTTGGTCAATCCAAATGGGGTTACAAGGGCAGCGACTATTAGCAAAGCACCGAATGGAGCAGTAAGAGAAGGTACAGCAGCAGATATTTCTGTCATGCAAGTTGGTAAAAGTGCAGACTTTTCTGTTGCTTTTAGTGCAATACAAAGAATAGAAGCAAGACTTGAGTTTGCTTTCTTGATGGCAAGATCAGTACAACGTGACGCAGAAAGAGTGACAGCAGCCGAGATAAATCTTATGGCACAAGAACTAGAGAATAGTCTTGGTGGTATCTATAGTATCTTGACCCAAGAGTTTCAACTGCCATATCTAAGAAGACGTATGCACTTGTTGGTAAGACAGGGCAAAGTTCCCAAGCTGCCTGATGAACTGGTCAAACCCAAGATAGTGACAGGACTTCAAGGACTTGGTAGAGGTAATGATAGAAACAAACTAATAGAGTTTATAGGAACTGTAGCTCAAGCATTAGGACCAGATGTAATGAGACAATACGTCAATGTAGATGAAGCGGTTAAAAGACTAGCTACCAGTATCGGTATAGATACTGCTAACCTAGTAAAAACACAAGAACAAATCCAAGCAGAACAAGAAGCTGCACAACAACAGCAGCTTATTCAAAGTCTTGGACCTGCTGCTTTAGGCTCACCATTAGTTGATCCCAAAAAATTAGCTGATGCTTCACAAAAATTACCAACGGAGGAACCTCAAGATGCCAACTAAAAAGTCTAGAAAAAGAGATGAAGACGGAAAGTTTGTCTCTGAAAAAGCTATCGTTAGCGAACTAGGTGTTAACGAAGAAAACCCTGTACCCGAAAAGTCTGGTGATGTTATTACTAGACATGGCAGTACAATTCACTATAGTTAAAAGAAAACCACTATGACTTCATCACAAGTAAATGTTTCAGAGACACCACCAATGTCTTCTTCAGACTTGGAAGGTTTAAAAGATGAGAATGGCCTGTATGCAGGTAAATTTAAAACTGTAGAAGATCTTGTAGGAAGCTACAAAGAACTCGAAGGTAAGCTTGGTGCTATAGATCAAACCAGAGAAGAACCAGAAGGAGTAGCAGAAGAAGAGACAGAAGAACAAGAAACAGAAACTAACGATTCTGAATTTGATGCAGAAGAGTTTTATGGAGATGGTCTTGCTTCGGTACTAGAAGAAGTTGGTATTGATCCAGTAGATATATCAAATCGCTTTGCAGAGAATGATGAAATTACTGAAGATGATTACAGCAAGCTAAGTGAAGCTGGCTTCTCAAAACAAATTGTTGATACCTATTTAGATGGTCTTCGTAATGCTGGCATGGCAGGTGAAGTAGATGCACAAGGTATCAAAGACTCAGTAGGTGGAGATGAAAGCTATGGTCAAATGGTTTCTTGGGCTATAGAAAATCTACCTGCTGAAGAAGTCCAAGCCTTTAACAAGTTAACTGATACAGGAGATGGCCCTGCTATTAAGTTGGCTGTTCAAGGTATCTATTCACAATACAATAATGCTATGGGAATTGAACCAAGTCTTTACTCAGGTCGTGCTTCGGCAAGTGGACCTACACCATTTAGGTCTACAGCAGAAGTAGTAACTGCTATGTCTGATCCTCGTTGGGAGAAAGACGTATCTTATACAGAAAATGTAAAAGCACGTTTAGCAGGTTCTAACGTATTCGGGTAATGGCTAAACCTACAAACCCAAAACTTTACGCAAGAATAAAAGCTAAAGTAAAAGCAAGGGTCAAAAAATGGCCTAGTGCTTACGCAAGCGGACAGCTTGTAAGAGAATACAAAGCAGCAGGTGGAGGTTACTCTTAAAATGAAAAAACTAACAGACAAACAAAAAAAGAATCTTGATAAAACTGGTGATGGTAAACTCACTAAAGAAGATTTTTTATTAGTTCGTAGACTAAAGAAAAAGAAAAATGGCAAAGCTTAGTCTAAGTCAGATGAGAACTCTAAAAAAACATTCAGAGCATCATTCTAAAAAACACATGGATATGATGAAGAAGCTTATGCGTGAAGGTTCTTCATTCAAAGCTGCACACAACAAAGCACAAAAAGATGTAGGCAAATGAGTCTTGATAGATGGTTTAAAGAAAAGTGGGTTGATGTCAAAACAGGCAAGAAATGTGGCCGAGGTAAGAATGAGAAAGGCAGACCTTACCCTGCTTGCAGACCATCAAAGAGAGTTAGTAGTAAGACTCCAAAGACTACAGGTGAAATGAGTAGTAAAGAAAAAGCTAGATTTAAAAGAGAAAAGACAAGTTCAAAAAATATCACCTATCAACATAGAAGAAAAAGAAATAGTTTAAAGATTGCGTAAAGGTGTTATATTTTAAGTAGCTTACATTTTTTATGTCTAAGGGTGTATCAATGACCAAGAAGGACAAAGACCCCACAGGTGGTCTTACTGCTTCTGGTCGTAGAAAATACAACCGAGCAACAGGTGGAAACTTGCAAGCTCCTGTTACTAAAAAGACAGGTCTTTCTCCTAGACAGAAAGCAAGAAGAAAATCTTTTTGTGCAAGAATGTCTAAGGTAAAAGGACCATTAAAAAAAGATGGCAAGCTAACTCGCAAAGCTCTTGCACTACGCAAGTGGAATTGTGGGTCTGTAAAAACTTAACAGAGTAGAAATCTAAATATCTAAGTGCCTGATGCGTCAGATACCACTTGAGAGAAAGGATTGAAACGAAGTTAGTTACTCTAATTTGTAAACATTAATCAGGGAGTTTTCCTATGGCTAACGCCACAGTATCACGCCTTGGTTTGGTCAACAATACAGGAACAGCGTTTGATGCGTTGTTTCTGAAAGTGTTTTCTGGTGAAGTGCTTACAGCATTTGCTAGAAACAACATCTTTAACGAGCAACTTCATTCAGTTCGTACTATCACAAGTGGTAAGTCAGCACAGTTTCCTGTTCTTGGAACTGCAACAGCGGCTTATCATACAGTAGGGACTCCGTTGGTAGGGGCAAACCAAATCAAGGCAAATGAAAAAATCATTAATATTGATGATTTATTAATCGCCCAAAGTTTTATAGCGAACATAGATGAGTTGAAAAACCACTATGACGTTAGGGCGACTTACGCTGATGAACTAGGTAAAGCACTTGCTAGAACCTATGACCAGAACGTAGCCAAACAAATTGCAAACGCTTCCAGAGCTTCTACTAACCTTAGTGGTGGTAATGGCGGTCTTGTATTGACACTTGCTTCTGGTAATACAACTTCAGCAAACGTCACAGGTGATGAAATAGCAGCAGCTATCTATGACATTGCACAGACATTTGATGAAAGAGACATTCCTCCAACAGATCGTTTCTGTGTATTACCACCTGCTGAGTACTATAAACTTGCTGAGTCTGCTACAAGAACTGTAGACGTTGACTTCAACCCACAGGGTAATGGTTCGTTTGCTTCTGGTAAAGTACAGCAAGTTGCTGGCATACCCATCATGATGTCAAACAACGTACCTCAAAGTAACGTCAGCAGCAATCCAAGCGGTGCCAATAATACCTACTCAGGTGACGATAGTAAAACTATTGGTCTTGTCTTCCACAAGTCTGCTGTTGGTACAGTAAAACTTATGGATATGACAACTGAGATCTCTGGTTCAGATTATGGCATAATGTATCAAGGAACCTTAATGGTTGCTAAGTATGCGTTAGGACATGGCATTTTAAGACCAGAATGTGCAGCTACTATTAAGCTATCTGCTTCTTAAATTCAATTTATAGGGTATCTTATTATTAGATACCCTTTTTTATTATGTATCATTCATCTAAAAAGAAAAAAAAGAAAGGTGGGAGAGACTCACTTAAGATTAAAAAGAAAGGGTATTAATTATGTTTGGCAAGAATAAAAAGAAAAAAGGTATTCTTGGTCTAGAAGGTCAAGCTTATCTTGATGCTTACAACAAGCAAATGCAAGAAACAGGAAAAAGCACTCTTGCTGAAAAGGCTAGGTTTTATAAAGAAACTCAAAAAGTTAAAGCACAAAAACTTAAAGAGGTAATGAACTAATGGCTGTAGCTGCAACAACAGAACTTGCTTGTATCAATATAATGCTTGCTGCTATAGGAGAAGCACCTATAAATAGTCTTGTCGGCACACTACCCGTTGATGCTCGTATTGCTCAGTCAACCCTTACTGAAGTAAACAAAAGTGTACAGTCAGAAGGCTGGTCTTTTAATACAGAAATAGATGTAACTCTTACAAGAGATGGTTCTAATCAAATAAATATTCCTACAAATGTTTTAAGAGTAGATGCTAATATTCATCAACACCCAACTATTGATCCTATACAACGTGGTTCTAAATTATACGATAGACAAAATAATAAGTTTGAATTTGATGAAGACTTAATTTGTACTGTGGTTTATTTTAGAGATTTTGATGAGATACCAGAACCAGCTAGACACTATATGAATATACAAGCTGCAAGAAAGTTTGTTGACAGACTTGTAAGTGACCAAGCATTAAGAACATATACGTTACAAGACGAACAAAGAGCTAGAGCAATACTTATGGAAACAGACTTAGCAAATGGGGATCACAATATATTAAGAGGAGATCCTTCTCTTACTAATATCTTTGATACTTACAATCCTTCTAGTGCTTTAATTAGATAACTATGGCTGTTATTTCAAGAGCTATACCTACATTATTAAGAGGTATATCGCAATCTTCTGATGCTTTGAAGCAAGCAGATCACGCTGATATACAAGATAACGCTGATAGTAACCCTGTTCTTGGTCTTACAAAGAGGTCTGGATCTCAATTTTTAGCTTCAGTTGGCAGTTCTACTCTTGGTAATGTTCACATACAAACTATAAATAGAGATGCTAGTGAACAGTATGTAGCGATATTTAGTAATGGCAATGTAAAAGTTTTTGAGTTAGATGGTACAGAAAAAACAGTCAACAAACCAGATGGTACAAACTATTTAAATACATCAAATCCTAGAAGTGTAATGAAGACAGTTACTATTGCTGACTTCACGTTTGTTGTGAATACAAGTATTACACCTGCTATGGATTCAGCAGTATCAAATAGTGCTAGTAATATTACGCAAGCGATTGTATTTATAAATCAAGCAACAGCTAAAACAACTTATTCTGTGACTGTAGATGGTGTAACAGTAACAGATGACACTACTGGTAATGATCCACTTTCAACTACAACTGTAGCTACTGATCTTACTGCTGGTTTAAACTCTGGTCTTACAGGTTTTACGATTGCTAGGAATGGTCCTGTTATACATATCAAAAAGAATGATGGTAGTAATTTTTCAATAGATGGTAGTGACTCTCAAGGTAATACCAAAATGACAGTCATAAAAGATACAGTACAGCAGTTTACTGATCTTCCCAATGTGTCACCTAATGGATATGTAGTAGAGATTGTTGGTGATGAAGGTACGGACTTTGATAATTATTATGTAAAATTTACAACTAATAACGGAAATGCTTTTGAAGAAGGGCAATGGTCAGAAACAGTAGAAGCTGGCATACCTTTTAAATTTAATTACGACACAATGCCACACGTTTTAATACGTCAGGCAGATGGTAATTTTAGATTTGCAAGAGTAGATGGAGATACATATACAATATCTGGAACTGATTTTACATTACCTAAATGGGGTGAACGTGTTGTTGGTGATTTAATATCAGCACCAAATCCTTCTTTTATTGGTAATAAAATTAATAATGTATTTTTCTTTAGAAACAGGCTTGGGTTTCTTGCAGGGGATAATGTAATTCTTTCAACAGTATCAGAGTTTTTTAATTTTTTTCCAGAAACAGTTATATCAGTTTTAGATACAGAACCCATAGACGTAGCTGCATCTCATACAAAAGTTGCAATATTGAAACACGCAGTAACTATGGGAGAAAAACTTATATTATTTTCTGAACAAACACAATTTGTATTATCAAGTTCAGCAGATAACCTTACCCCTTCAACTGCTAACGTACTTGTACAAACTGAATTTGAAAGTAATGCAGCAGCACAGCCTGTAGGTTCTGGTTCTTCTATTTATTTTTTAACTAAAAAAGGTTCTTTTGCAGGTATCAGAGAATATATTATTGCAGGTAATCAACAGATCCAAGATGCTGCAAACACAACTATCCATGTACCAAGACTGATACCAAGTGGCATTTTTAAAATGGCAGTATCAAACAACCAAGATATTCTTGTTTTGCTTGGTACAGAGAATCCAAACAAGTTATATGTAAATAGATGGCTATATGGTGAAGGGTTTAGTAAAGCTTTAAACGCTTGGTTTACTTATACCTTTAACAGTAATAGATCTATTTTAAATATTGATTTTATTGGTACTGATTTAATAATGGTTGTAGAAGAAGCCAATGGTGTAACCCTAGAAAAAATACCATTTGAAACTAATTTTAGAGAACCTAATGCAGAGTTTGAATATCATTTAGACCACAAGGTAACTGAAGCTACTAGCGGTGTATCTGTTGCTTACAACTCTGCTACTGGTATTTCTACATTTACAGTTCCTTATAGATTAAGAGCCAACATGAATATTATTGGTCGTTATCTTGCCAGCAATGAAACAAGCACATTTGTAGATGCTCAAGGCAATACCAAAACTCTTGTATCAGGACAAGCACTAACAACTACTAATGCAGTTGATGGTTCTACTTCTACCATTACAGCAACAGGAGATTATAGAAATAGTAAATTTATTATTGGTGAACCTTATGAAATGCACTATAGGTTTAGTCAGCAAAGGTTAACTCAAGGTGGTGGGGGTGCTACTGAACTTATAAGTGGTCGATTACAAATACATCATTTCTATATTAAGTATGAAGACTCTGGTTTCTTTCAAGTAGAAGTAACACCTGAGAATAGAGACACCTCTTTACATAAATTTACTGGTCGTTTGCTTGGTGCTGCTTCTGCTTCTATCGGTCAGATTAATTTAGATACAGGTACATTTAAAGTGCCTATTATGAGCAAGTCAGATAGAGTAGATATAGATGTAAAAA